ATATTAACATCCGCTTTAATTACCTCGTCGAAAAATTCATCAAAGGCTTTAGGGCCATGTAATGCCATCTCCCATAGAGAGGTATTGACATTAGTTTTCGTGATAGTCATGAATCCTTTCTCTTTAGTCCAGTAGGGTGTTTCTCTAATCACTCGTTTGTCTAGAGGTGCCACATACCTATTGGCAAGTGGTTCGAATCTAAAACTCCTTTTTAAGAAGTTAACTTGCGTTATGTCTCGACGAAACAAGTCTGCTGCCCCCTTGTGTTCGGGGGTGTAAGTTAGACCCAATTCAGCCATAAACACACCAAGTTTATCTTCACTAAAAACGTCAATGTACTCTGGCGACGTTGAGTATACACTATCGTCGCCTAGAGCACACAGATAAACGTGGTCTTGAAAGTTAGAAAGTTCCACGAGACTATTGCCTGTTGCTCTGAAGAAGCAATACCTGTACGCTATACCATTATACATAGTATTAATGATTGACGTCAAAGCATGCCCACTAGGTAGGCTAGATACCCACGTATAAACAAATCGTTTAGGACTTATATGAACCGAGTTATAAACGTCAGCCCACAGTACTTCACGCACTAATTTATTAGTGGGACCGTCGTCGTACCATCTATTGATTATGCGCAGTATCTCCATGTGTACTTCAACCTTTTCAGAGCCATCGTAAGCGCTATAATCACCCGCTCCTATATTTTTCTGCGAACTATCCCCAAATTTAAGTAGTTGTCGTGCTAGAACATCCCACTCTTCGCCAAAAGGGTTAGCCCCTATAGCTGAGCCGTTGAATATTCTATTTTTCTTGTACCAAGAGGTAAAAGCTCCAAAATACATTCTGACTAATATAAGATAGTCTAAGGGCCCAGAACTAAACATTCTGGTTTTTCCTTTCTCAACTTTCTCTATAACGTCCTTAGCGTCCTTCAAACAGTCCACAAAGAGATATTCTGTGCGTATACCTTTTCGCGCATCTGACTCTTGACTTAGGACAGCCTTTTTGAGCTCTTCCACCCTTTCGTTATCCATATCATATTCGTCTCCTGTACCGAACCAATAAGTTTTTCCGGGACACTTTCTAATAGCTGGAT